AAAATCGGCCAAGGCTCCCCGCCAAGTCTCTCTAGTGCGGCCCTGTATTTCATGTAATTCATCATGTTTCTACCTCCTAAGATTTAGGTCGTGATATCCCACCCCACTTACTAGCAGATGTAGGACTATAAATGCTAAATACTCCTTCGGCTTCTGGGTCCCATTTCTTACTTAAGTATTGCGACATACTGTCAACCTGGTCATCATTCTCGCCGTTAGGGAAATCGGTAACTTCTGTAAGGAAATCTTTCACCCAGTTTAGCCCCTCATTGTCTAACTGAACCTTGTCGGGATCAGGAAGGAAAACCCTCCCCGCAGTTATTAAGGGAGTCACTGCAGCAAAGCGGCCAAACTTATCACCCCTCGGCTCTACAGGGATTAGCTCGCAAGGAAGTATATTTCTGAAACTGTCGATAATTGCCGGGCCGTTGGCTTTGTCTTCTATGTAAATCTGCGACACTGGAAACTTGTTATAGAGATCCGCAAAGTTTTGATGTGTCTTCTCGAATCCCCATTTCCCGCGCTTTTGGCCAATCAGGTAAAAGTTGTGACCGTCTGTAGCCCAGTGCTGTCCTACCACGTAAGAGCCTTTAGCTTGTTCCTCAGCACTCTTAAAATTCATATCCCAACTATGACTTTGCTCCATACCCGCAAAGGATTGCTCGGCGGGATCATAATACTGGAAGTTTTCAGGCTTCACCAATGCAGCACTGATACCCGTAGGATCTTGCTGATAGATGCTATTCCAGAAGTATGGGCCTGCTTTCTTCTCCATCTTCTCCCACAACTCGGCATCACCTTTAAACTCGGGCCAAAGGGGCTCCCCAATCTCTCTCGGATCGTCTACATGTTTAGGCTCTTTACAGACTGCGGGGAAGTAAAGCACGTCCCAATCCTCCCCAGTCTCGGCCATAGTCTCTAGAAGGTACCCCGCTAAGTCGTTTTTGTGCCAGCGTTGATGCATCAGGATGATGTGGCCATCCATACTTACCCGCGTTTCTGCTACAGAGTTATACCATTCAATGGTTGACCTACGTTGGCTTGCGCTAAAGGCTTCTTTAGGGCCTTTGACCGGATCGTCGATTAAGAAGATGTCAGCACTTTTACCAATGGTTGCACCGCCTACACCTACCGAGTAGTTATATCCTGGGTACTTATCTAATTGGAAAAATGATTGTGTACGCTTCTTCGAGCCTGCCTTGTCAGCTAGCCTAGTTTTAAATACTTCCGCGTAGGCTTCACTCTGTAGGATCTCTTGACAGTCTACATTGAAGGACTCCGACAAACTTAAGGCATAGCTTGAGGATATGATTTTAGCCCAAGGACTATGGCCTAACCACCATGCGGGGAACATCCTACTTACTAGCAAACTTTTCCCAACTTGAGGCTGGAGGAAAATCATAATCCTTTGACGTTTCTGATGCCTAAGCTTTGTCAAACGGTCAGCTAATACCCGGTGGTGCCAATTGGTAATAAAGGTAGGCATCATCTGTTGACAGAAGGTTAAAAAATCATCCCTTGCTAACAGATTCCGGTGTCTTTGCAGGGCCTCCAGAATTTGCAACTTTTGGTTGTCCGTCTGGGCCTTCAATAACAGATCTCGATAGGGTATCAAGCTGCTTCGCAATTTCTGCATTTAATACCTCTTTCGGCTTCTCAACATCAGTAGGAACAGAAATGTCTTCGGTAATGACTTTCTCTGAGTACTGATCTTTGTGTACAGTCTTTAGGGAAAACATCAGAGCTTGGAAATTCAAACGCCTATCTTTTATGATGTCAATCCAATTAGATTCATCTAAGGGGTGGGCTTCTCCAGTTGCGGAGTAATTCAATACTCTTTCCAAACGGTAGAGCCTAAGCTGTTCACCTAGTTCTTTAGCCTCTGCAAACTCTGGATGTATTCTTATCCACCTATCGGCGGTAGTTCGGGCAATACCTAGCCTGCCTGTAGCACCATGAAAGGTATGACCGTAGGCCATGAACTCCGTAAGACTCTCACACATTTCAAGAGTGAACTTACCCCGTTTAAATATGTAGTCATCGGCATGTACTTTTTTAGGCTCAAGAACACTCAGTAAATCTAACTCGGCTTCTTTGTCTGGATCTCTAGGCATTATTACCCTCCCATGATACTACCGGCCAGCCGTCTGAACCCGTATCAACTCTAAAACCTAGCTGACACAGCCGCCGAACCTCACAATCATTTAGCCTTCTCACCATACAAGAGAAAGACCCACTTAAAGCCGCCTCTTTTAAATCTCGGAAAATATCATCTAGCTGACATTTCTGACCTGCTTTTATGATAGTTAAATCTCTTAAATCTTCAGCCGTCGGCTCATCATTTTTCATTAGATAAAATCCTTATTTTTCAATCCACCGGAATCATATTTTAGTTGACAATGATGGCAGAGTTTTTCCGCTACTTCTTCTATAAGGGCCTTTAGTTCTATATCCTGGCCCTCATAATCCTCTGGATAAACCTCTCCTCGGGTCTCCTTCTTACAATCAGGACAAGGGTAACTAAATGATAGTTCCATAGAGTTTAATATATCTTTAAAACTCACCAATCTATCTCCTTGTGAAACAGGTAAAAATCTACAATTTGCCTAACAGCTTCTTGCGGTTTCATACCTACGGGGATTACTAGCTTCAACCGCCTCAATACTTCCTTATCAATACTCAAGCAAATCTTGACCTTGTTGGGAATTTTACTAAAAGGCTTCTTATTCTTTTTAAGTTTCAAGTCGTGTACCATTAGACACCTCTCCTAATAGTTTTGCCTTTTCGGTTACAGTGCCCAATACTTTTTGATCCATTTCACCTATAAGGATGTAATGAATGAACGCCGTTTTATTCTGGCCTATCCTATGAATTCTTTTTTCTGCTTGCTGCAAATCTGCAGGAACCCACGGATAGTCGTTGAAAACCATATGGTTAGACTGTATTAAAGTAAGTCCTGTGCTACCCGCCCCTATGGTCAAAACTAGACATTGTATGCGCCCCTCCTTAAAATCATTGATGTAGTGATTTCTTTGCCTCTCCGATGTCCCTCCTAAAATTGATCCCACCCTATGACCCTTCCCCGTAAGGCCTTCCACAATGTCCAAAACAGGTTGTCTATGATCGGAGTAGACAACTACCGGGCCTTCTACTAATAAGCCGTCTACATATTCCACGGTATACTTAGCTTTCTTGACGGCACAGTCTGCTTTTAAGGTGGGGAAAGCTCCACCGCCTTTGTAATCTAGCCAAGCTTCTTCTAGCTTAGAATCTAGTCTTTCATCTGTGGCCCAGACTTCCTTTCGAATTAATGGAGGGAGTTCTAGAGTATTTTTAGCAAGCCTGCGGATGTACTTCCCCCTTAGATATTCCTTTAATACCGTGAGATTTTTACACCCATCATAAATATTTACATACCTACCAAACTTCCAGAGTACCGAATGGTTTGTAAACTCTTTGGCAAATTTGTAATATCCGCCCTGCCATTTCTTGCCGTTACTGTCGAATGGACATTGCGAGAGAATCATGATAGGGCTGTAAAATTCTAAAATATGGTTTTTAATGGGGGTGCCCGTGAGCATCAAAAGGAATCGAGGAGGGAGCAAAGATACTAAATCCCAAACCTTTTGGGTACGCTTACTATCTTTATTCTTTAAGTAATGAGCCTCATCGAATATAATGACATCATATTTTTCATGCCTGCGACTAGTGAACTTACTATAAGATATGATCTCTATCTTGTCGGACATTGCCGGGATAAATTTCCTTATCTCATGCTTCCACGTATCCCTGAGCATAGCTGGGCAAACTACGATGTTTCTCTGACCTTCGACCAGTCCGATAAGGGCCAAAGCCTGGACGGTCTTACCTAGTCCTTGCTCATCACCTATCATAGTCCAGTAGTTTCTATAGGCGAACTTCACGCCTTTGACCTGGTAGTCTAACAATTTGGTCTTAAGTCTCACGGGAACCCCCTTAAAAATAAAACCCCTAGCCTCTACGAGTAAAGACTAGGGATGAGGCCTCTTGATGGCTAGAAGACTTCTAGACCATCGTCAGCATCTAGCTCGCTTCCAGCCAAGTCAAGCCTTTTGGTCAGGAAGTCTCGGATGGTTTTGTTAAACTCTGGTAGTGGCTCCGTACCTTCGGGCTCAAGAATTTCTTGCCTATTGTGAAGGACATTGTAAATCATATCCTTTACGGCGTCCGTGTTGGCAGTATCCTCTTTCCATCCAGTACCTAAAACCTCTTTGATGCAGATAGCCGCATGTCTGACATGTGCCGCTACTAACCGATCAAAGACGATATTTTTAGACTTCTTAGCCTTCGGCTTTGGCGTTTCCACCTCAGCTACGGGCTCTACGTCTTTAGCCTCTACCTCCTTAGGCTCCTCTTTTACTTCTACCTTAGGCTCCTCTTTGGCCTTGGCCTTCCGCATTCTAGTCTTCGGCTTAGGCTCTTCTTTGGCTTCTACCTTAGGCTCTTCTTTGGCTTCTA